ACTGAAGCTGAAATAGTAAAGCACTCTAAATTTATATTAGATAACTTTAAGTTTATTAGCTCTGCAAAAACACTAGAGCCTACGGCATTTTGGAACTATGCAAAAGAAGCTAAATGTAACTCGGCAGTTATTGACTCATGGAACTATATGAATCACGAAGGTGAGCCTACTAAGCCAGATTATTTGAGAAAGATTTTATCTTATAGAAACAGATTCTTTGAGACTAATAAAATGCACAGCTTTATAATCATTCATCCTAAGAATCCAGACGCAAAAGCTATAGCTAATGGAGGCCTAAAAAGACCTAGTGTATACGATTTAATGGGTGGGTCAGAATGGAATAACAACGGAAAAAACATAATGGTTATACATAAAAACTCTAAGGAGAATCATGAGCCATATAACATTCACATAGACAAAGTAAAGCCTAAGCATTATGGTAACATAGGAGAGTTTACTTTAATGATGGATTGGAATAAGCAAAGGTTTTATGAATATGAACCAGGCCTAAATAGAAAGACTTATGCTTATGGAGACCCTGAAGAGGCCAAAGACCCACTTCAACAAATGAAGCCACAGCAATACGATTTAGATAACCCATTTTAAACAAAACAATGAACAAGATATCAGAACAAAATAAAACAATAAGAGAAGCTAAGGCGGTAATATCTAGCATAGATGTTGCTATACTTAAGCAAGCTGGCTTTAAATTAGGAGACCCTAATACGCATTCAGTAAAGATAGACCCTACTAAAAAAGCTAACTTAGATAAGCTGCAAAACTTACTGCACTATACTACATACCTACAGCATGATAACAATCAACTACATGAATCTATAGGTAAGCTTAATCAAGATATAGCAATACTAAAACAGACTATACATAAAGCTAGAGTAGAGTTCGCTAAACTTAATAAAATAAGTGAGCTATAATGTGGAAAACTGCAATAGCTAAACTAGTGTAGATTAGGTTAATTATGTTATATTTGTACTAACAAAGCATGGGGAACTATAGGATGTCAAACGGAGATAAGGTTAGTAAGTCTGTAATAGACTCACGAACTAGAGAGGCTAAGAGATTAGTCTTAAGTATCCAGTTTGATAATTATGGATATAACTTCTGTGAGATATGTGCACGAAGCGGAGGAGTTAGATTAGATTGCTCTCATACGATAAGCGTAGATAAAGCTCAAAAGACTGGAAGGTCTGAGCTTGCTTGGAGTGTAGATAACATAAGAGTACTGTGTAGAGAGTGTCACCAAAAGCACGATAAATTATATTGAAAGGATTAATACAAGTAACTGCAACAAAAGGCAAAAAGAAATTATCCTCTGAAGTCTACGGAGATACAGAGGACGAAGATACATTAAAGGCCAGATTGATGAATAATCACAAAATCATTCATGGAGAAAGGCCGCAATGGAAAGTAACAAATATTAAATTAAACAAAGTAATACAATGAACAAAAAACAACAACAGAAACATTTCGAAAGCATGACTAAAAAAATGAGTAAAGTCATGTTCAGTAAAGGAGACGATTACGCTAACGAGGACAGACTCAGTAACTTTAAACTAGCTGGCACTATATCTGGAGGCAATGCAGAAACCAACTGCTTAAACCTAATAGGAACTAAAGTAGCAAGGCTAGGAGTTTTAATTAACTCTAAGGGGAACAAACCTAATCACGAAAGTATTGAGGATAGTATCTTGGATTTAGCTAATTATGCTGTACTATTATCAATGATAGTAAGCGAAAATAAATAATAAATAAATAACAATTAAAAAAAGAATTATGTCAGAACAAAAAGAAAAAGTATTTGTAAACGGTTTTATGTTTAAGAGAAATGATAATGCACCTGATTTTATTGTAGGTGGAATGTCAGTTAAAGTAGACGAAGCTGTAGAATTCCTTAAGTCAAACGCTAACAAAGGATGGGTTAATCTTGATATTAAGAAAAGTAAAGGAGGTAAGTATTACGTTGAGCTAGATACTTGGCAGCCTTCAGCTCCAATGTCAGAGCAAGCCAAAGGAGATGTTTTCGCAAGTACATCTAACGAAGTACCATTTTGAAACTAGAGGATATTTATTTCGATAAAAGTATAAAGGACTATGCTCTTAAGCTTACTAGGAATACCCTAGAGGCTGAGGAGCTAGTCTCTCTAGCTTATGATATATGCTCTAGGAAACCTCCTAAGGATAACATGAAGGGTTATTTTGCTATGGTTATGCGTAATCAATGGTTAAAGAAATGTAATAAGAAAGACCCTTATTATTTTGAAGATGAGTCAGAGGATATAGACATAGAGACTACACTAGGTAAAATGAATCACTACTACGCTGAGATACTACGCTCGATAGCGAATGGAGATAATCTAACTAAGATTCATAAAGATAGTGGAATAGGATATAAGGCCTTAAAGGCTGACTATGATAAAGCAAAAAAAGAGTTTTCAATTATGTATAAGAAAGAAACAAAGATAGCTATAATCCTAGACAATATGAATGGAGTAGCTTATCATAGATTAATGGTGCCTATTGCTAAGATGAGCAGAGACTACGGAATAGATGTGGTTTGCTTAATGAGCAGAGATGACGCTTTTATGGATGCTATTAAAAAAGATAGAGATATTACTCACGTTATATTCAATAGAAATATATCAGGATTAATGAAACCTGAAGAGTGTATAGTAGATTTAAAAGGTAGGGGCATTAAGGTTATATGTGATATAGATGACCATTGGGAATTACCTAAAGGCCATCCTATGTCTTACTACTATAACAAGACAAATATGGACAAATGTGTAGTAGCTAATATGAAGTTAGCGGACGTTGTATGGACTACAACTAAAAGACTAGCAGATAAGATAAGACCATTTAATAAGAATGTCCATGTACTAAAGAACGCTATTGACCCTCAGGAAAATCAATTTGCTTATGATTCATTATCTATAGATTTTGACACGTTCTTTTATTCTGGAGGTAATACTCATAGTAATGACTTAAAATTATTAGGAGACTACTTTAATAATGAAGAGTTCTTTGTTAAGAGTGATAAGCTACCTAGACGAATGAAGTCTATAAAGGTTCAATTATCTGATATTAGTGAATATGCTAGGGACTATACTGATTGCGGTATATGTGTTATTCCTTTACAAGACAACGCATTTAATAGATGTAAGTCAGAGCTTAAAATGATAGAGGCTGGCCATTTTGCTAGACCTATTATAGTTAGTGATGTTTACCCTTATAAGTCTATAGCTACTTCAAGTAACTCTATTAGAGTATATAATAATAGGTGGGACTTAGCTATTAAGAAGATTAAAGGAGACCATCAAAGGCAAGTAGAAATGGGCCTACAATTAAGAGACGATATTAGAAGCAGATTTAATATTGTTAAAGAGAACGCAAAAAGAATACAATTATTATAATGACCGAAGAGTTAAAAGAACAAATAATAAGAATTCAAAAACAACAAGGGGGCCGTCTACCGAGACGGCTCTTTAATGAGTTCAAAGAGTTATGTAGACAAGAGTTAAACTATAGTCCTGATATGTCTTGCGGTACTTGCATATATAGACAAGTAATAAAGCTTTATAAGAAGTATGATTTATAGAGCAATTAATGAATTAAAGTTACTAGATTACAATCCTAGAACTATAGACGAAAAGCAGTTCAATGTATTATGTGATTCTATAAGAAAGAATCCAGAGTATTTTGAAGCTAGGCCTATTATACTATCTGACAGAACTGGTGAGTTAGTTGTTATAGCTGGTAATCAAAGATTAAGGGCATCTACTCATATTGGGTTAGATAAAGTACCTACTAAGTTGATAAGTGGATTAAGTCTAGAAGATGAGAAAGAGATAGTTATAAGAGATAATATATCTAATGGCCAGTGGGACTGGGATAACCTTTCTAGTGGATTCTGGAATGAGTTCGAATTAGAGGACTGGGGTTTAGAAGGATTCCCTTTCGAACAGCCTGAAACTCAGGAGATTGAGAGAGATGACTCTTTTGATATTTGTGATAAGTGTGGGAGTAAGATTTAACGAAACCTTACATAAGCTAGATATTTAGAGTATATATAAATAAATGAGTCAACAAGAGAGAACTAAGACAAATAAAAAAGCTATGCTATCTGCATTAGAGAAATCTTTAGGGATAGTAACTTCAGCGTGTGCTAAGGTAGGAATATCTAGAGTAACTCATTATATATGGATGAAGGAAGATGAGGAGTATAAGAAGTCTGTAGAGGATGTAGAGAATATTGCTTTAGATTTTGCTGAGAGTCAATTACATAAACAAATAGGAGAGGGTAGTACTCAGGCCACTACATTCTATCTAAGTAGAAAGGGAAAGAATAGAGGATATGTAGAAAGACAAGAGATTCAGCAAGAGACCCCACATAAGAATTTAGAAGTTAAGATAATAAGTACTGGCGTTCCATTTGCTAGCGAGGAGGGAGATATAATTGATTAAGGCTGGAGACTTATATTATAAGAATCTAGAATCTACTGCCGATATAGTAGTTAATCAAGGAGGTACTTCTTCAGGTAAAACTTACTCTATATTGCAAGTATTATTTACTAAGGCAATGGAAGAGGAGTGCATTATAACTGTAGCTGGTCAAGATATACCTAATTTAAAAGTAGGAGCTCTTAGAGATGCTCAGGATATACTATCTCAAAACGAAGTAGTTAAGGAGAATGTAATATTCTATAACAGAACAGATAGAGTATTCAGATTTAGAAACGGCTCTATAATAGAGTTTAATAGTTATGATAATGACCAAGACGCCAAGTCAGGAAAGAGAGACTATTTATTCGTTAATGAGGCTAATGGTATTAACTATAATATATACGAGCAATTAGCTCTTAGAACTCGTAGAAAGGTTTATATAGACTATAACCCAGATACATCTTTCTGGGTACATGAGAAAGTAATACCTCAGGAAACATCAGAGCTTATTATATCAGACCATAGACATAACCCTTTTTTAAGTGATAAGATTAGAGATAAGATAGAGGCCCTTAAAGGAAAGGATATTGACTTATGGAAGGTATACGCTAGGGGAATGACTGGCAGAATAGAAGGCCTAGTATTTAAGAATTGGAATACCTCTAAATTTACTACAGAGGATAAGAAGTTAATAGGCTATGGAATGGACTTTGGTTTCACTAATGACCCATCTACTTTAGTTGAGGTTAGAATGCAGAATGAGGAGATATATGTTAATGAGGTTGTATATGAGACTGGATTAACTAATAGAGATATATCAGTTAAGATGGATGCTAAGAATGTTAGTAGAGGAGCTCTAATTGTAGCTGACTCTTCAGAGCCTAAAAGTATAGAGGAGCTTAGAAGGTTAGGTTGGACAGTTGATGGAGTTAAGAAGGGAAAGGATAGTATTATGTTTGGTATAAATCTAATGAAGACTTATAAGATACATATACACTCTAGTAGCACTAATATAATCAAAGAGTTTGAGAAATATAAGTGGAAAGAAGATAGGAATGGTAACGCCTTAAATGTTCCAATAGATAATCACAACCACGCAATAGATGCGTTAAGGTATATATTAACACACAAGTTTAGTAAAAAAGGATACGGAAAATATTATGTTATTTAGTTTAAATGTAGGACAATATCAAGAGTTAAGTGAAATAGATGAGAGGCTAACAATTATAGAGCAGAATATCTATACTGTTTCAATCATAAAGAATATCACATACGAAGAGGCTAGTCAAATTAAGATGAGTGAATTTAATGAGCTTATTAATGAGATACAGCTTATAGACTTTAGTAAGTATGACGGAAAGAATGTTAACAACGATATTAAGCTAGGCGGAGAGGATTATCATATAGAGCACAACCCAGATAGATTGACTAGCGGTCAGTTATTAGATATAATTAATATTAGGTCTAATCATGATACTGAACCTATTGTAGTTATGGACTTAATGATGGCTGCAATGTGTAGGCCAAAGAAGGGTAAATATGGAGGTGATAATCTCACCTTAGCAGAGAGGGCAAAGCTCTGTAGGGAAGTTCCTTTAGAAGACGTTTATAATGTCTATGTTTTTTTTTACAATCTCTGGAACGTTTACTTAACAAATTCAGAGGATTATTTACAAGAGTGGACGGAGAAGACAGTAGCGGAGGCGAGGAAACTTTTGGCTCAAGATGGGGACTCTTCAGCATAATAGAGGCCATGAGTAAGTTGCATAATATAAGCATAAACGAGGTTACTGAATTAGGAGCTGTTGAGTTCTTAAATTGGTGGGCATATATAACAGAGAAAGCAGAATATGAACGCTCTAATAAATAAACTAGCACCTGACCTGGATTCATACTGGATGAAACTAGTTAATGAGATTAAGGATAGCTTAAGGGATAATGGCCTATATGCTAGCGGTAATACTTATCAGTCTATAGGTGCATTTAACTCTAACCCAGTTGTCATCAATTCTAAGGGCTTTAATATAACTATAGGGATGCCTAAGTATTATCAGTTTCTAGATGAGGGTGTAGGTGGAGCTAAATATAATACTGGTATATCTAGATTCAGATATAAGAACAAATACCCTAATATAGATGCTATTAAAACCTATATGCAGAATAGAGGTATTAATCCTCAAGCAC